CACATGGACAACGGTGTTCAGACCTGCTATACTAAATACACAAGAACAATAGGAGGCAACTGTGCAGTATCAACTGCCCAAAATTTTTTCGAACGCACCCCACACCAGCACCTCGCTGGATGCGGCATCAGGCCAGTGGATCGTGATACAGCCACGCAGGAACCAATGCTGGCTGATAGCGGCCGACAGGTGGAGGTGCATGAGATTTGACATAACCAAGGAGGAGATCAATGCCATTCAAGCGGAACAATAGGCCCTGGAACAAGGGGCTATCAGGACTGGAGGCGGGCTGGACGCCAGAGAGGCGCCAGTGGGCCGCGGATCGACAGCGTGAGCGGATCCAGGAGAACCCAGAGAAATATCACATAATGCACAGGTCGGGCCCACAGCCCAACACCTGGATCACGGGACCGGACCCCGAGATCAAACAGCACAGGCTGAGATGGAGCAGGGCCAAAGCACAGGCCAGATTCTGGAGCCAGGAGTGGACCATATCATGGGAGGACTACCTGGACCTGTTGAAGACCGCACCCGGAGAGTGGAGCAGGGACGCCAACGCACTGAACCTGGCGAGGATGGACACCACCAAGGGATGGCACATCTGGAATGTAAAACTAATGACCAGGATAGACGCCATGCGTAGGCCCACCAAAGGAAAACAACGTGTGAGACCCGCGGGACAGGGTGCCAAGGCACGGGGCGAGAACTGGAGACGGGGAGGACACACACGCGATGACTGACCACGAACGGGCCAAACACGAACAGGACCGGTTCGTCAGGGCAATGATAGAAACACAACAACAACAGGAGATCTATGAGAGACGCAAGAAAAAACAAGAAAACGAAGAGGCAACCAACAACTGGAAAGCCGAGAACCACAGAAGGCAAAAGGCTCAAGCAACTGCTAGACGAACTGCACGGCCAGGAACAACACCAGTCGGCACACAGGGCCGAGGCGATCCTGAAACTGATCCGGAGCAGGCAGGACAAGAGACTGCCCACGCTGGAGGAAACAATGACCGAGGCACAGTTGAAGAGGTTGAAACCCCTGGCCTGGCTGGTACAGAACCAGTCATACACCACGGAGGAGATACAGATGGTGACACTGATCAATGAACAGAGGCTGTCAAGGCTCAGGGACAACGACGCCCAGGCACTGCAGGAGAGTGGTGTGCTTGACGGATTGGCCGGAATACGTTATAATAAACTCAAGAACAAACAATAACAACAAGGAGAAAAACAAATGAAACAGACATTAGTACTACAGGACTACCAGATCATAGCACAGGCGCTTGACGTGGCCGCGAGGAGGGGTGCGTTTGGTGCCGCTGAGATGGCGGCGGTGGGCACACTGCACCAGAAGGTGATACAGATCATTCAACAGGAGCAACCGGAACCACCAAAGGCACCTGAATCACCAGAAACACCAAAAGAACCCAAGCTCAAGAACTAGGCTATGTCAAAATTGCATACCCTAAAGGAAGGCTACTGGACGGCCAAGGGACAGAACAAGAAGGCCGTGATGGTGACCATGACACCGGCGGAGAGGCAGAAACTGTACGACTACATCTGCCAGACCGAACAACTCAAACAGCACCTGCGTATCGACGGTGTGTTGAGGGACTGGAATGACCACGACGAGAAGGTTCTACCAGGCGTGGCCGACAACGTTGGTCCCATACACAGGGGTGGCCGTAACAAGGACATCACCTTGGCACAGATGGAGAAACTGCTGTTGGCGGTGATCAAGGTCAAGGCCGCCTGCAAACGCATGGACCTAGAGATGCCGTTCTGTGACGTCTTGGAACCTGACAACACGGACGAGTCAGAACCCATGCTCACACGTGAGGAGGTCAAGAGGCAGATGGACCGCAACAGGGCCGCTGACAAGCAACAGGAGATGCTGAAGCAGAATCCTGACCTCATAGAGGATGACCTCACACCGTTCAGACACCTGTGGCCCAAGTACAAGAAAAAGTAGTAGCATTAAGTCTCCTGTTCAGCAATAAATAATTGCAACCAGTTGTATCGACGACAACGATTACAACCCAACAGGAGATAATGTCAATGCCAAGCACACCCAAAATCGTCACACGGTCAGAGACCACATCAAGCAACAGCACAGAGAATTTAAACAAGGGATCAAAACTAACCTTCGCGGAGATGGACTCAAACTTCATCGAGTTGCGGAATGGTTCAATAGGCATAGTTGGTGATGATTCAACGGGCATAGACGTAGCACACGGTTCAACACTAAAAGTCGCGGGCACGGGTGGCATAGCCACTTCAGTGTCGGGAGACACGCTCACGGTTGATGCGTCAAGCATAGTGACAACTTCACTGGGAGACCTGACAGCGGTTGGGTCAACACTTATTTCACCAAGCAACGCGGACATCACGTTGGACCCAGCAGGCACGGGTTCGGTCAGCATCAACGCAGACCTGTCAATGCCGGCCATTGAGATACACGACAACAACATCAAGGCCACCAGGACCAACGATGACCTTGTTTTAGAGACCAACAACACCGGTTCGATCATACTACGTGGTAACATACAGGCTGGAGACAACGCCGCATCTGGTTTGAACCATACAACCATAACAGGTGGTGACAACCAATCCGTTGCTTTGACGGGTGGTAGCACTGGTGGTACAGTCAGGGTGATGCCTGGACCAGGTAATGGAACTGGTGAAACGGGAGACATAGAATTAACACCGGCATCAGGCGGTGCGGTTGATATCACAACAGGTGATTTGAAGATAGGCACAGCAACATATTCAAACAATTCAATCACTTTAGACCAACTTTCATGGTCAGGAAATAAACTTACTACAACACAATCAAATGCACCATTAGAATTAGACACAACAGGCACAGGAAAGATATTTTTAGGCGATACTGAAATAGATCCACATCTTAATAACAAGAGTAATTTCACGGCAGTTAATATACCATTCAGTTCAGATGGATCAACGTCACAGGACGTGTCAATAAACCTTGATTCGAATGGTGATCCAAACATCACATTCAATCACGCATCAACAAACACAGGACAAGGTGCCAAGATCAAGACCAACACCGGTAACCTTATCCTACAGTCAGGCAGTCAGAGGATTGAACTTGCGGCCAACACGGTACAGATAGGTAACAACACCATTGTTGTTTCAGGCAACAGGATGTCAACAGATGCTTCCAATGAGGACCTGGAGTTTGACGCCAACGGAACAGGTAATGTTTCAAGTCTGGCACAACTGAACATGAATTCAAACAAGATCATAAACGTCACAGATCCTGCTTCAGCACAGGACGCCGCAACCAAGGCGTACGTTGACGCACAGGTATTGGCATCCGGAGACACGGGCGACCTAACAATCAATGGATCTACGATAACAGCACCTTCAAACGCTGACCTGACACTGACGGTTGCGGGAACTGGATCGATAGTGGTTGATGGCACACTGACTGCAACGGAGATCACATCAGACCTGACAGGTACCATAGAATTTGACGCCAAGGCCACGGAGGCCATCACCAAAGGTGAGGCGGTGTACATAGCCGGCATCGACGGCAACACACCAACGGTGGCACTGGCAAGGGCCAACGCCGCGGGCACAATGCCAGCGTTCGGTATGGCCGCGGCTGACATAGCACTCAACGCCACGGGCAAGATAACAACATTCGGATCTCTGACTGGACTGGATGCGGCGGACTTCGGAGAGACGTCTATAACATTCGCACTGGGAGACACGGTGTACATATCAAGTGCCGAAGCGGGCAAACTCACAAACGTGGCACCCACGGGTGAATCAAACTTCATACAGAACATAGGCAAGATCGAGAGGCACTCACCAACAACCAACATAACCATCAAGGTGGGTGGTGCTGGCAGATCAAACGCCACACCGGCACTGGATGATGGGAACATATTCATAGGTAATGCTTCCAACCAAGCAACCACGACCAGTCTACAGACCCAGGTGGAATCATATTCGATCAACAACGTAGTGGAAGACACCACACCTGAACTGGGTGGCGACCTTGACGTCAACGGTAACTCGATAGTTTCCGCGTCAGGTGGCAACATCGCAATCACGCCAGACACCACTGGCAACATCATACTGGACGGATTGACATTTCCAAACGCTGACGGCACCGCCGACCAGATACTGGGCACTAACGGATCCGGTGTTTTAAGTTTCAGAGATCCCACCGCTATAAATATCGACGGCGGAGTTGCTGATTCAGTATACACATCAGTACCAACAATTGACGGAGGAACAGCGTAATGGCTACAAAGATACAACTAAGAAGAGACACGGCGGCGGACTGGACAAGTAACAACCCCACATTAGCCGCGGGAGAGTTCGGCTGGGAGTCGGACACCAACAAATTCAAGATAGGTGACGGAAGCACGGCATGGACGTCGTTGGCGTACGCATCAGACGGTGACACGGCGGGCATAACGTTCGTTGGTGATGACTCTACCGGTACACTGGTATCACAGAATGAAACATTCAAGGTGGCGGGCACACAGAACGTGACCACGGCAGTGTCAGGAGACACATTAACAGTCACTGGACCAGATCTGTCAAGTTATGCCACAGGCAGTTCAACCACAACATTCACCAACAAGACTTTTGACGCCAATGGCACAGGAAATAGCATTTCAAACATAGAGACAGCGGACATAGCCGCTGGCACATTGGTCACCGCCGCGGAAGGCATAGGATCAAACGACAACGACACCACAATACCAACATCAGCGGCTGTGAAAGCATACGCTGATTCAGTTGGAGGAGGTGGTGCTTCAACCGGAGACATCACGTTCACGGGTAGCACGATACAATCACCGTCCAACGCAGACATCACGCTGGAGCCAGGAGGCACAGGTGATGTTGTTATGCCAGCCATATCGTTCCAAGACAACCTGATCACAACCAACAGGAGCAATGATGACCTATTGATAGGCACCAACGGCACCGGCAGGATCAACATCAGCTCGGATGACAGCTACTTCTGGGGCACCAACGCACTCTACAGCACCTACTTCGGCTCACCCGACAGCATCAGGACCGTGGGTGTGAATAAGACACAGACGGTGGATGCCAACACAACCACAAAGCAGAACCTTGTGGGTTTCGCACAGAACACCACTCTGTCGGGATCCAGCACATCAAACGGAAACTTCATATTCAGGACCCTGAACATGGCCAACAGCCTGGACATGGCCGGCTACAGTTACACGCAGGCAAGCGACAGCAAGGGTCCATGGGCCGCCACACTGACCACCAACGTGGTTAATTCAGATACCACGGCCAGCACACTCTACTCGGCCTTGGGTTCACAGAGCACCGTAGCCGCATACGATGAGAACGATTACAGTGATGGAGACCTAACCCTCACGAATGCTGTGGCCAACCAGGGCTTTATAGAAATTTCTTCGGGTGGCACCGGTGCGGGCTCATTCACTTTCACCAATGGCTACAACTACCGGACCAGGACATACGTTGGAAGTGGTGACACCATGACCAACCAGTATGGTTTCTACCATGACACACCCACAGGTGCCGGCACCATCACCAACCAATACGCATTCTATGACGCAACCAATTCACTGAGTGTGTTTGGTGACATACAGACACAGGCAGTGTCAATAACGGACAACCACATAACCACCAACAGGTCCAATGACAACCTACTGCTCACGGCCAACGGCACGGGCAGGGTAGAGGCCATTGAAAGTTTGGCCGACTCCACATTATGGAGTGCGTATAATGGGACACACACCAGGATCAAAGGATTCGCGGCCAGCATTGAAGACCTTTCGGTAGATGCTGACACGGTGGGTCGTGAGTATGGACACGCTTTCAACCTTGCGAACAAGTTGACCAACGGATCAAGTTCAAACAGCAACTGGAGGCCAAGGGCAATGGTATCCAGTGGAACGGTTGATATGGACGGAAACGATTACACGCGGACAGGTATGAGCCGTGGTCCAATGGGTGCTCAGTTTGCCGTGATAGGGTTGAACTCAAACGGCTCTACAGCGTCCACTTTGGAAAATATGCGGGCAGTCAACAGCAATGCGGGTATCGCAGATTTCAATAGTCCCACACAGGACATGACCATAAACAACGCATTTGGCAATCACGCTCAGGTCTTTATTGAAGGCAACGGAACCAGCGACAAGACCATAACCAACGCATACACTTTCTACGCGGAGTCATATACTGATGAGCAAGGATCAGGCACGGCATCCATAACAAATCTGTATGGTTATTACTTTGGGCCTTCCACTGCGACCAACAAATACGCATTCTATGATGCCACCAACTCACTGAGTGTGTTCGGTGACATACAGACACAAGGGGTCTCAATAACAGATAATTTAATAACGACCAACAAGTCCAACGATGACCTATTCATTGATACTGCGGGCACTGGTAGAGTGTATTTCTTTGACAAGCCCAGCACCCTCTCCGGCAACATTAGACACGATCACGGTATTGGTTCCGCTCTTGCGGAAAGCATAGATGCTTCAACACAGACAGCCAGCCAGGACAGACGTGAATACAACACAGACGCGATCAAGGTCACATTGACGGGATCGGGCACCGACAGCGACGCCAGATACAGGGGCAGGAATATGAGGTTGGAGTTAGATCCGGCCGGTTTTTCACTGTCAGGAACCAGTTCTTATGGTTCAGGTCCAATGGGCCAAAGCGCGTGGTGTAATGTCAACAACAGCACAGGCACTCCAACCATCGCTGACGCTTCGGGCATACAGGCCGGAGTCACTGCGGATGGTTCAGGCACTCTAACCATAACCAATGCGTATGGAAACAATACATTTGCAGAAGTATACACTCCGCACACCATCACCAACAACTACTCGTATATGTCGTGGTTGGACGGCAACGGAACCATAACCAACCAATATGGATTCTACTACAAGGGCAATGCAGGAGGTGGTTTGACAATATCAAACGAATACGCATTCTATGATGCCACCAATTCATTATCAGTGTTCGGAGACATACAGACACAGGGCGTCAGCATAACGGACAACGTGATCACTAGCAACAGGTCCAATGATGACCTGCTTTTACAAACAGCAGGCACTGGTCGTGTAGAGATAGGAGACGACCTGGCCAACAGCGAAACCTTTAGCGACTGGTGGTTTTCAGACACAAATGTCAAGGATTTAACAGTCGCGAGACAACAATCCGTGGATGCCGACACCACAGGCCTGACCTACAATTCAGCATTTGATATAAAGACAACACTGACTGGTGGATCAAGTTCAAACAGCAACTTCAGACCTAGGACCTTTATAGCCAACAGTAGCGTTGACATGGCCGGGTATGATTACACTGTAGCGTCGATAACCAAAGGCCCAGTGGGGTTTGCGTCATCGGCCACTGCCAAGAACTCATCTGGATCAACAGCCAGCACACTGGCCTACTTGCGGGGCAATTCCATTTCAGCGGCCATAGCCGACTACAACAGTCCCACACAGGACATCACTGTCGATAACGCAATAGGCCAATATTCTCTGGTCGCGATCGAGAGCAATGGTAGTGCAAACACTTCAACCATCACCGATGCTTATGGGACATATTATCAGTGTTACACGTCAAATACTTCTGGTGGAACAGCACAAATAACAAATTCATATGGTTTCTATACCGAAGGCACGGGTGCCACCAACAACTACGCTTTCTATGATGCAGGTGCTTGCCTATCGAGACTGGGTGCGGTCATCTTGGCCAACCAGGCATCGGACCCATCGGGTGTTACGGATTCCGCACACATCTATGCCAAGGACGTGGCATCAAGTTCAGAGGTGTTCGTCAGGGACGAGGCCGGCAACGTCACACAGATATCACCGCACAACGAACAGGGTGAGTGGCAGTATTGGTCAGAAAACATCAAGACCGGCAAGAAGGTGCGGGTCAACATGGAGCGAATGATCCGTAAACTGGAAGAGATAACAGGCGAAACGTTCATAGAGTCAGAATAATTGTACATTATCCCGCGGGGATTTGTGTAAATAATCTTGTTATAACGAAACAAACCTAATTAGGAGAAATTAAAATGACAGCATTATCAGACTACGCTGAATTGAAAGTGCTTGACCTATTGTTCAAGAACACTGCATTCACGGCACCCAACGCATACCTGGGACTGTTCACGTCAGCACCCAACGACACGGGCGGTGGAACTGAAGTATCAGGCAACGGCTACGCAAGGGTACAGATCGACGACAAGATGGCCTCTGCGGCCTCTGGAGCGATCTCAAGCAACGCCAACATCACTTTCCCAGCGGCTTCGGGCGGAGACTTTGGAACCATCACACACATCGGTATATTTGACGCATCAACATCAGGCAACCTGTTAGCACACGGCGCCTTGACTGCATCAAAAATTATTTCCGACGGTGACACGATGCAGATCAATTCAGGATCACTCACTATCACGATAGACTAATCCAGTCTAACCACAGGGAGGACTGACATTGGCACTCGTAACCGGCGCATCCATACTAGATATCAGATCGGACATAGGTATCAACTATGTGTTCGATGACTACGTCGTACTTGACTACATCAACCAAGGGACACCCGCGGTTGATCTAGACTTCGGTGCGGTCGTGGTTATCACGTCAGCCACCATATCAGCATCAGCAACCATCACAGCCGTATCCAGCAGTACGCTACCGATAACGGCCACCATATCAGCCACTGCGTTTGAATTCGATCAAGCCGCCAGCACACTGTCCAGCAGTGTGACCATGTCGGTCTCGGCCGTCAAGACAGCGGTGGGCGTGGTGAACGCATCCATCAGCAGTGCCATCACTGTGGCGGGAACGGACCTGGACTTCGGTGCTTCATTGTTGATAGCATCAGGTACTGTCACAGCCGCGGCAGTCAAGACCGCGGTGTCAGGTGCAGACCTAGCCATATCAGGCACGGTGACTGCGACTGCTATCAAATCGGTATCATCCGCTTCATCACTGTCAGTATCGGCCACCATCACTGCCACACCAGTCAAGACCGCGGTCAGCACCACGACTGCCGCGATAACATCACAGGTGTCAGCAGATGTCACGGTGGCCAAATTTGGTTCAGCCACACTGACGATTACGAGCGGCGCAGTGCTGGTTGGAACAGACATAGACGTGGATCCATTCAATACATACAGAGTTCTCGAGGAGACACGTGTAAATACTATCACACGAGAAACGAGGACCTTGGTCATACCACAGGAGACCAGGGCATACAAGATCAAGAGACCAGTGTTTGCTGGTTCTGGAACAAGGAGAAACAGTTAGATGGCAAATTTAGCACTTACAGGATTTCAAAGAGACAACACAGGCATATTCATCAACAAGGATCCAGACGCAAACATAGAATACGCATTGGATTTCGTTGACTACCTCAACACGGGTGACTCACTGTCATCGGTGACGGTGACCATAGGCACGATCACAGGCGATTCAGCACCATTGGCATTCCCAACGGGGGCGGGCACGGACGTGAACATATCAGGCACCAAGGCAATCTTCAGGGTCAACGCAGGCACCACAGGCAACATATATCCCATTGAGGTCAAAATAGTAACAAGCAATGGCGACACTGATTCAAGACATTTCAGGATCGTGGTCAAAGATAAAGGATTACAATAATGACACCTGACAACACAGGAAAGAAATACAGGAAGCACGACAAGGATCTCATAAAAGACCTGGCTCGTATAATGTGTACCTATGAGGAGATAGGTCAGATAATTGGCATCACAGCGGAAGGTGTAAAGAAGAGATACAAGAAATTAGTTGATGAAGGCAGGGCTGAAGGCAAGAAATCACTGCGAAGGGCACAGATGGAACGTGCCTTGGCCGGAGATGTCAGGATGCAGATATGGCTTGGCCGAAATTATCTTGAGCAGAAGGATGACCCTAACTCAACAGATCACTCACAACCACTACCGTGGCAGGAGGATGAATAACAGTGAAGTTGTCAACACCACAGAAGACGGTAGCCAATGATCCAGCGAGATTTGTCGTATTATGTACGGGCAGGAGGTTTGGAAAGACCACACTGGGCATAAGACAACTGTTCTACAACGCAAGGATGCCAGACCAGAACGTATGGGCGGTCCTTCCAAGTTACAGACAGGCTCGTAACGTTTGGTGGGACGCAGTCAAACACAAAGCAATAGAATTGAATTGGGCCAAAAAGATCAACGAAGCAGATCTTTCAATCATCCTAAAGAATGGTAGCAAGATTTCACTGAAAGGTGCTGACAACAGGGACGCACTGAGGGGTGCCAAGTTGAATTACATATTCCTTGATGAAGTGGCCAACATAGACAAGCAAGCCTACACTGAAGTTTTAAGGCCAACACTGTCTGACACAGGTGGTAGGGCCATGTTCGCGGGCACACCCAAGGGCATTTCAAACTGGCTGTATGACATCTACCAACAAGGACAAGATCCCACAGAAGAAAATTGGAGTTCATACCAATTCACCACCATACAGGGTGGTTTCGTTCCCGAAGGAGAGATACAACAGGCCAAACAAGAATTAGATCAAAAAGTTTTCAAACAAGAATACGAGGGCACGTTCGAGAATTACGAGGGCCGTATCTACTACGGATTCGAGAGACAACACAACGTTGATGATTTCAGTTTTGAACAGAGACAAAACATCATACACATAGGGATCGATTTCAATGTCCACCCCCTTACAGCGATCTGTTTCGTGATCAAAGACAACAAGATGTACGTGATCGACGAGATAGAGATGTATGGTTCAAACACGGAAGAACTAGCCAACGAGATACACAACAGGTTCCCAGGCACCAAGATAATAGCATACCCTGATCCATCAGGTAGGGCAAGGAAGACCAACTCACCAAAAACAGATTTCCACATACTCTCCAATGCGGGTTTTGTCGTCAAGGCACCATCAAGACACATTCCTGTAAGGGACAGGATCAATGCTGTAAATAGTAAGTTTTGTTCAGGTACGGGAGAAAGGGGCATTATGATACATCCAAAATGCAAGAGTTTGATCACAGCGATGGAGAGACACATCTACAAGGAAGGCACATCACAACCAGAGAAGAATGGTTCTAGGGACTACTCACACATCTCTGATGCATTGGGATATGCCACATCATTCCTGTTCCCTATCACTAGGGACTACGAACCAACAGAACAACACAAAACATGGAAGGTTAGAATATAATGGCCACGATAAGCAATTTTTCAGTCAATCAAGATCCCAACAGGATCAGTGCCCACTACACGGCACTTGGTGTTCACCCCGAATACCTAACACACTTCAAGAGATGGGAATTCCTGAGGGCATCATACCTGGGATCATACGAGATGAAGATGGGCGAGTACCTGACCAAGTACCAATACGAATCAGATTCAGAATACTTCAGGAGGGTGGCGGCCACACCTTACATGAATGAAGTGAAGTCGATCGTGAACATTTACAATTCCTTCCTTTACAGGCAACCCGTCAAGAGGGAATACGGCAACATCAAGGACACACCAGAATTAAGAAACTTCCTCAAGGACACTGACCTAGAGGGCAGGAGTTTTGAAAGTTTCATGCGTGACGTCAACACCTGGAGCACGGTGTTTGGACACTGCGTAATATTGTTAGACAAGCCACAGTCAAACGCAAGGACCAGGGCGGAAGAACTACAACAGGGCATAAGACAGTATGCCAGCATATTCACACCAGAGAACGTGTTGGACTGGGAATACACCAGACAACCATCAGGCTACTATGACCTGACATACCTCAAACTGCTTGAAGTGGAACAGAAAGCGTATGGTATGAATGCGAGGTACTACGTGAGGGAGTTCACCAAGGACACCATCACATTGAGCGAATACAACACAGAGAAAGAGAACACAGAGATAATGGAACAGATGCCAAACGAGTTGGGTGTGATACCTGCTGTTTGGGTGTATGCCAACAGATCACCCGTGAGGGGTGTTGGTGTTTCTGACGTGGGCGACATATCAGATCTTTCTAACAGCATATTCAACGAGTTGAGTGAGATCAACGAGACCATAAAATTATCAACATCACCTAGTCTTGTGAAGACACCAGAGGTTGACGCCGCGGCGGGACCAGGTGCCATAATCACCATACCCAACGAGATGGATCCAAATCTTAAACCATACCTGCTCCAGCCCACGGGTCAGAGCGTTGAGGCCATATTGAAATCCATAGACGAGAAACTTACGGCCATAGACAGGATGGCGTGTATGTCAGGCATCAGACAGGCACAGACCAGACAGCAGTCAGGCATAGCCATGATAACTGAATACAGTATGCTTGACGCCAAACTAACAGAGAAGGCCAAGAACCTAGAACTCGCTGAAGAGCAGTTGTTCAGACTGTTCGGCAAGTGGTTGGGCATAGATTGGGATGGCGAGATAGAATACCCAATGGCTTTCC